CGCCCAAAAGCCACTGCCCAACTGCGTGCGTAACAGCAGCTGGTGCAGGTAGATCGGCATCTCCACGAAGCCGGCGGTGATGTCCGAGAGGTTGTCGCACAGCCGCCGTTCGTAGTCAAAGAAGCAAGACATCTGCCCGCTGCCGCTGATCATCGTGCTGTGCTGCTGGCGGAACTCCTCGCCAAGCTCGGTCACATCAACGGCTTCGCGGCTGGTGTTTAGCTCAAAGTCCGTGACCTGACCGACGATGCGCTCAATGTTGTTGACCACCCGCACCTCAATCGGCACCGGCGCTGTGATCGCCTGCAGCTGAACGCGGGTGGCTGCCTCACCGCTCACAGCGTCATCGAAGCGTTGATACAGCCTCAGGCCGCCAACTTCGTCCACAAAGACGTACCAAATGCCGTCGGGGTAATCGCCAGGTACAGGCCAGCCGCCTGGGCTGATAAAAGCCAAGGTGCTGCCATCCCGCGTCTTGATGGCCACCTGATCGCCGGTCATCAACATCCCTTGGGGGAAGTCGAATGAGAAACGATCCTTGGCGGTGTTGATGTCTGAGGGGGCAATGGTGCCCTGAAATGCCCTGTCGTTCAGCGTGGTGCGCCGCAGTTCAATCTGGCCGCTGGACCCTAAAAGGACAGCCATCAGAGCACCACCGCGCTCATGTCGCCGCAGACCTGAAACGACAGCTGGGCTTGCATGACCTCACCGACAGCCATTGCCAGCTCAGCGCCGGTGATCAGGCACTTGAAGGTGACGCTCTTGCTCCCGAAGCCGAGGGTCATCTGCAGCTTGTCCGCCTCACCAGGCGCGTCGGTACGGACCACCTTGCTCAGCAGGCTCTTGGCCGCGTCGTCATACATCCAAACCGAACAGCTGCCGCTGGCGCTCTTCAGGCCGGGCGTGTAATCCCTGGCAGCATCGGCCAGGCTGGTGACCTCCAGGGCTTCCACCTGCGACGACAGGCTCCAACTGGCAACCTTGGCCAGCTTCACCCCGCCGTAAGTGATGGTGCCGTCTTTGCCCGAGATGTAAGACAAGCTCTCAGCAGCAGACGACAGCCCCAGTCTAGATTGGGTGCGGCAGCGAGTTGACGCTCCTGCCGCGTGACCGATCAACTGTGGATTGACCGATGCAGGAAGTATGGCGTCCCGTCGTCGGATACGAGGGGCTCTATGAAGTCTCCGACCAGGGCAGGGTGCGAAGCCTGACGCGCACCATCCACTGCGCCGATGGAAGAGCCCGCACCTTCCAAGGGCAGCTGCTCGATCCGTGGCTTTCTACCCACGGCTACAAAATGGTAACGCTGCGAAAAGACGGAAACTCAACGAAACGCAGCGTTCACTGCCTGGTTGCTTCGGCGTTTATTGGTCCCCGTCCAGCAGGGCTAGACGTGCTCCACGGGGAAAGCGGAAAGCTGGACAACCGCCTGTGCAACCTCCGTTACGGGACCGCAGCCGAGAATATGGCTGACAAGTTGCGAGACGGAACTGATAACAGGGGAGAGAATCACCCCATGGCAAAGCTGACGGCTGAGCAGGTCAGGCTCGTCCGTACAAGCATTGAAGGCGCGTCTGAACTGGCCGCTCGCTTACAGGTCTCTAGGGACGCGGTTGTCTCGATTCGACTAGGCAGAACTTGGGCGTGGCTAGACGCCTAGTTCGGATCGAGGCGGCCAATCAGGCGCACCTGAACAGTGCTGCGGCCTGGCTTCACGCTATCGACGCTCGGCGGGTCGCTGAACCTCCACCGCAACCCACTGCCCCCAACTTCCCTGATGTAGCTGGCCAGGGCATTGCTTGAACCACCAGCACCGTCTGCTGCGGTGAAGGTGATCCAGTCATCGGCCACCATCGTGCGCTCGTACAGCCCCAGCACTGTTGCTGCGTTGTCGTCGGTGATGTTCTGGAACGTCAGCTCCAGCTCGGCGTCATACCGGCGGTTGCCGTACCTCAAGGTAGTGGTGGCGCCATTCAGCGCCTTGAACTCCCCTTGGGGATACTTGCCGGGGTTGTAGCGGCGGCCGCTTGGGACAAGGGCTGGAAACGCAACTGCTGCCATCAGCCGGCCTCCACCACGAAGTCAGTTGCGTTCCACTGCAGTGTAGTTAGCGCCCCACCGTCAGTCGTCGGCTGGAAGCTACCTGCCACCTCAACAAAGCCATCCTCGGTGTAGCTGAGAGTTTCCACCTTGTAGACCTTGCTGGTGGTCGTGGTGTTCCTCAAGGTGAAAACCGTGCCCAGCAGCGCAGCCTGCTGCGCGACGCCGCCGGCCACTGTCAGCGTGGCCTCCTGCACATCCGTTGTCCCTGGCTGCCAGAACAGGATTGCGTGATCACCATCTGCCAAGCCGGTGGTGCTGATCACCGTGCCCTCGCTGTTGATCACCCCGTTGTTGAACCGTGAGGTGTGAGTGACCTCGGAGACCAGCCTGAAGTATTGGCCCGGCTCCATTCCCATTGCCGCCTGCGGCGTGGTCTCGAAGGTCAAGCCGTGATCAACCTCCTTGCGCAGCTTCAGGGCAAACCGTGCGAACGCCAAGCCCTGCTGCTGGGTGGTGCAGAAGCCACTCAGGTCGAACTGCTCTTCTGGGTCATCGTCACGGCCGCCCTGATCATCAGATAGGCGCATCGTGAACATGCGCTCTTGGCTAAAGCCGTTGAGCTGCTCCTGCCGCCACTTCACCACTGCCTTGAACAGCTGCCGCTCCTCCGGGCTCAGCCAACTCACCTTCAGGTTGCGGATGTTCCCGTCGGTGAACAGGGCGCTGATGGGCACCTTGGCGTCGTTGGCGATCTTGAAGTCACTGCCATAGGGCACTGATGGCACCAGGCTGAACTGACCGCCCAGCACCGTGAAGTCCAGCAGGCAGTAGCCGGCCTGCTCAAAGATCCACTCCCGCAGGTTCAAGCGGCTGGAGACGATGCCATCCCATGTGAAGCCATTGGCACGGCAGAACTGGGCCGCCAGGGTCATCCGCTCACGGTTGACGGCAACGCGGCCGATCACCTGCCCAGCACCCAGCTTCTCGTCAGTCAGCAGGGCGTAGACGATCTCCGCCAGGTTGTTGGTGGGGCCGCGCAAGCCGCTGGTGGGGTTGCCGCTGTCATCCAGCAGCCGCTCGACCACGATGCCCTTCTGCACGTAGGCACTGAGTTGCGCAAAGCTGCTCCACTCCTTGCTGGCGTTCAGCCGCAGGCCCAGCACCGCCAGGTCGTCGTAGTTCGGCGGCTCTTGAACAAGTTGCTCGTTGATGTAGACAACCTCGTGCTCCGGGTTGTCCATGTGGCTGGTGCGCTCGGCGTCGTACTTGGGGATGTCGGCGATCGCATCAAATGGGTTGAGGTTGTCTGGCCCCTCGTAGATCACGTCATCCGTTTGCAGTGTCAGGCTGTAGGTGCTGCCAAACGCAGAAACCGTGACCACATCACCGTTGTAATAGCCGCTGCCGTTGCCTGAAACAGCAAGCTCCGCATAGCCATTGCTCCAGCGGGTGACGGAAACAGTCAGGCCGGACCCGGCGCCGCCAGAAGCGTTAAATACACCGGAGCCAGTGGGGTCCTCAACGCGGGTCTCACTCCACTGCCGATAAATGCCGTAATACTTGTAGTTGCGGTCTGAGCCGCGGAAGCTGCCTTTGCTGAGGCCCATTGAGTTAACACCGCCGTCACTGCCACCGGCGCCGCTGACAACACGGCCATCCCACCAACCCTGATGCCAGCCGCCCCAGTAAGCATCAACCCATCTGTTGCCGTTGTCGTAACGCTCGCCCGTCCTATTGGTGACCGTGTAAGTCGGCTTACTGTTGCCAACAGTGCGTGGAGCAACGTCCTGCACAATGCCTTGCGTGGCGGGTGGCACCGCCCCGATGATCCAGTCAGGATTGCTTAGCTCTGAGGTCGTCAGTTTCTTCTGATAGCCGTTGAAGCTGACAACAAAATCATTGACACCAAGCCGCTGCAGCTGCAGGCCACCCAGGAAATAAACGGTTTGATTGCGCCAATACTTAAACACCGCACCACCGGGGTACGGCAACAGCCTGAACTCGTACTGTCCGCGTGGGTGCTTGATCCTGATGAAGTTGTAGTGCGGCTGCGGGGTGTTGCCCTTCACGCAGAACAGCTTGCCGCCGTCAAGCGTTGTCCAGGCTGCGTTGGCGGTGCCCAGAGGCCGCACCTGCAGCGTAAAAAAGCTCAGCCGCTTGTGATACCGCTGGACATTACCCAGCTGAATGGAGCCGTTCTTGCTCTCGTAGCTGCTGATCGTCCCAGCATCCGGCTGGCTGTTGACGTTCGGGAAGCCGGAGATTTGCTTCCAGACGTTGGATTTGATGCCCAGCTCAGTGATGTCGCATTGGCGGTTGTTGGCGATGGTGGCCACCGCTAGACGCTGCAGAATCAAGCCATAGGGCCTGTTATCCGCAGCCTCTGGGTTGTAGGTGGCAATCTCGCCGGGCTCCTCCACCCGAAAGTTGTAGGTCTTGCTCTCGCCGAGCTTCCAGACCTCATGGGTGCTGGTAGCTGTGCAGACCACCTGGGCGGTGCCGGCCATGTACAGGCTGCCGATGTTGATCTGGTCGTCGGCCGCAACGCGCAGGTCCTCCACCGACGAGTTGACATCCTCAAGGCCCCACGGTGGGTAGGCATCCTTGTCTTCTTGGCCGCCAGTGATCGTGTAGGTGCAGCTGTTGCCAGCCGCAGCGGTCAGTGCAGCACGGGTGGCGTAGTCCCGGTTGAGCTTGTCCTTCTTCCTTCTGGCATCGTCTTTCAGGGCGCCGTCCATTGCGCTTTGGATCATCACCAGCTCATAGGGCAGGCGGAACGGGGTGCCGTTCACGAGGGGGCTAAAGCAGCCGAACTGCGTTTGCGTCGAGGGTGAGCGGGTGCCGCTAAACCACGGCTTGTAGGAATCACTCGCATCGTCGTACAGGCTGAACACATCCCCGGAAGGAGAGGCGCCAATGGTGCCCTCGGGGTAACGGTCGGCCTCTGTCATCCGCCCGCCGCCCAGCCGCCGGTACAGGCCGACCTTGGCGTTGGTGTAGTTCTTCAGCGTCTGATCGCCAATCGCATAACCAGCGAACTCAGGGTCGGCGGCGAGCTGCGCAGCCGACAGCATCAGCACGGCCTTGAGCTGTTGGCCGATCTCTTCGCTCAGCAGCTGCGACCACAGCAACAGCGCTTTGACGCGGATGCCCCCGACTTCACCCTGCCGGTTGGCAAACACCAGCGGGACGGTCTCGCCAAGGCTGGCCAGCTCCTGAACGCTGTCGAAGTTGCTATTGGCGGTGAACCGCTTGGCGCCGGTGACACTGGCGGTTTGCAGCCGTGGGGCATCGTCCTGCTGCTGCGGGGCGCGGATCTCCGGCGCCTGAGGCTTGGGCGCCAGCAACGCCCCAATCGCTGTCAGCGCAACACCGACAACAAGCGAGATCAAGATCGGGACAAGAAAGCCGTTCTCAATATCTGGAATGTGGTCGTACTCTTCAGCCCGCTTGCCGTTGTACGCGTCCGACAGACGCTGGAAATGCAAATACTCCTCGGGCGTTATCCCGACAAACTCACAGAGCTGCAGTTCGTAGGGCAGTAAATCTCTTGGACCGGCAACATCGCTTGCGGGGACCAGCACACCTGATCCGTTCTGTAGCTCAGCCATCCGTCCTGCCACCACACTGCCAGCCCGTAGCCATGGTCTCCGCGGCAGAGGGCAACTGCACCCAGTCTAGGTTCGGCAACTTGCTTGCCCCAGAGCTGCAGCTGCTCGCGGAAGATGCTGGTGTCGCCTCGTCGCAAGCGCCTGTACCAGTCTCGCGTTGGTTGCGGCGTGGTGATGCCATAAGCCGCCAGGACACATCGCGCCAATCCAACGCAATCGGTGGCGCCATGCCGCTCGGGCGACGCACCGAGCCGATAGGGCAATCCCACCAGCTCATGGGGCCTCACCTATTATTGACAGCAAGGTTGCAGGCAAAGCGCATTGGCCAAATCAAAACCTCCACTGAACCTTAAGCACGGGCACTGTGTAAGCGGCAAAGTCACCCCGACCTATAGATGCTGGAACGACATGATCGGGCGATGCTGCCGTCCTAGCGACACGGGATACGCAAGCTACGGAGGTAGAGGTGTCAGGGTTTGCGATAGGTGGAACCCCGCAGCCGGCGGGTCCTTTGCCAACTTCCTCACCGACATGGGCGAGTGTCCCGCAGGTAGGACTCTTGACAAGGACATGCTGGGGGATGGGATGCTCTACAGCCCAGAAACCTGCCGCTGGGCAACAAAGGCAGAACAGTCAAGGCACAAACGAGACACGCGGCTATTCACCTACCAAGGACGAACTCAGTGCTTCCGAGACTGGGCAGACGAACTTGGCATTGGGTGGTCAAACTTTGCTTACCGCGTGGAGTCTGGATGGGACCCAGAGCGGATCATGCAAGGCTCCACCCTGCCGCGCAGGATGCTTACCTGGAACGGGAAGACGCAGCAGTTGTCAAAGTGGGCCGCTGAGCTAGGAGTTCAACCGCAGCTCATCCGATACCGCCTGAAAGCAGGATGGACAGTAGAGCAGGCCCTATCAACAGCGCCCCAATCCAAGCCCTGTTGCTGATGCTTCCGGTAGTGGGCAGCATCCCCACCTTCGCCGTTGTCAGCGTTCTGGTCGGCGCCGATGCACCCACTGCATCAATGCCGCTGCTGAGCAGCACCGTCAGCTTCTCGGGGTCGTAGCTCATTGATGCCGCCAGCCAGACCTCGCGGGTAATGACACGACCCACTGCCCAGGAGGTTGGGTGCATTGAGCAGGTCTTGATCTCCACCATCCACTTGTTGCGGACAGCTTCATGGGCGATGTTCATGGCCACCGCATTGCTGGCCAGGGTCAGCTCGGCTTCAAGGTTGTCGCCGGTGCGGTTCTTGGCTGCCCCCCTGTAGAAGTAGCTGAGGAAGTAGAAGTCCGCGCCATCAAGGCTGATGGCGCTGCCGACCTTGCCGTTCTGGTAACGATGTTGCACAACGCCGCTGCGATCAGTGACGGTGATGAAGTTGGTAATGGCTTCGATGGTCATCGCAGGCCGATCCGCGAACGCTGGCTACGGGAGTTCTTCAAGCTGCCCATGGTCTTGTTGTAGCCGCCCTC